TTGTTCTTAATAGAATTAAAGAACAGGCACAAAAAGCGATTAGCGCACCTGACTCAGATAAAACAATCGGATGGTGGGAGTATTCTGCCCCGTATGGTTGCGCATTTGATGATGTGGAAGCGTTAAAGCAATCAGTACCAGCATTGGGCTACACAATTGACATGGACACGATTCAAGCGCGGTTGAAAGATCCAGAGCCCATGATTCGCACGGAACTTCTTACTCAATGGATTGAAACGCTTAAAAATCCATTTCCCGAAGGAGCATGGCCTGATTCATTGGTTGAGGGGTTGGAGTTGCCAGTTGGCAAACCTACATGGCTCGCAGTGGATGTTTCACCCGATCGTAGGCATTGTTCACTAATGGGTGCGCAACAAATGGATAATGATCGAATTGGTGTCGGTTTAATACAAACATGGGAATCGACCACATCTGTAGATGATTTTAGGATTGCAGCAGATGTTTCTACGTGGGCGCGTAAATACTCAGCGCAAGTTGTTGGTTTTGACAGATATACGGCTTCTGGCATTGCAGCGCGTTTAGCGAGTGCAGGAATACCCGTGCAGGACATGTCTGGGTCAATTTTCTACCAAGCATGTGATGAATTGCTAAGTGCGATGTCATCGGGCAGATTGGCGCACTCAGGGCAAGAGGAGTTAACAAAACACATTTACAGTTGCGCACGAAAAGAAGGAGCCGATGGCGGATGGCGAATTATCCGAAAAGACTCAAGCGGCTATGTTTCAGCAGCCGTTGCACTTGCAATGGTAATCCACTTCGCATCTAAGCCAAATCAAGTAGCGGGCATCTTTTCCGTTTGACAATGCGTTAATGTGTGATATGCGCTATCATTTGAATCTATGGGAATTCTAAATAGTTTTCGCACTGTAACAGCCGCAACCAATACATTTCCAGCAATGGCAGATGTTATTATGGAAGCGCAAAACAATCCGGTTGTTTATAGCACTGGATACGCTTATTACGATCCAATCGGCTATGTAAGTGCTACACGCGACCAAGCCATGTCATTGAGTGCAGTAGCCAGATGCCGCAACATTATTGCTGGAACTCTTGCAAGTATCCCTCTAGAACTCTACAGTTCAAAAGGTGAGGAATTACCACGCCCAAGATGGATGAAACAACCAGATCCTAACTCAACCCGTGGCGCAACCCTCGCGTGGACTATTGACGATTTAATTTTTCACGGCAACGCCTATTGGCAAATTATAGATGTGTATAAGGAGGATGGGCGACCTTCGGCGTTCCGTTTTATTCCTTACAGCCGTGTTACTCCTAATTACAATTTTAATTCAACTTTAGTTGTTGGCTATTCAGTAGATGGTGCAACTGTTCCCAATAGTGGGTTAAATAGTCTTATTACTTTTCAAGCCCTTGATGAAGGGGTTTTGAAAAGAGGGGCGACCACAATTAAAACTGCTCAATCACTTGAGCAAGCCGCTAGGCGTTCTGCTGAGGAACCAATCCCATCTGGAACCTTACGCAATACAGGAATGGACTTACCAGAGGAACAAGTTTTAAATTTATTATCAAAATGGAAAACTGCTAGAAGTACACGCGCAACTGCATATCTTACAAGCAATCTTGAGTTTAAGGCAGAACAGTTTGATAATTCTCAACAACAATTAGTTGAATCCAGAAAAGCAATGCAAACTATGTTGGCTCAAATGATGAATGTTCCACCATATTTAATTGGTGCTGAATCCGGTTCATCAATGACATATAACAATGCCGAAGGTGAGAAGCGTTTTCTAGTCGATTTTAGTTTGAGAAATTACATAACTCCTATTGAACAGCGTTTAAGCATGGATGATATTACTATCATGGGTCAATATGTAGAATTTGATTTAGATGATTTTCTAAGAGGTAATCCTGCTGAAAGAGCAGCATTCTATCGTGATGTTGTTCCACTTGGAATCCTAACTGTAGATGAAGCAAGAGATTTAGAGGATTTAGCACCATCCAATTCACCTGTTACACCACCACAAACGGGAGTACCTATAAATGGAAATTAATTTTTCTGCAACTGAAATCAATTTAACTGCTAACACATCTAAGCGTGAAATCTCAGGCTTGATTGTTCCATTCAACAGTGCCGGTTACACAAGTGCCGGTGAAGTTGTTTTTAGTCCTGGCGCATTTGGCGATATAACTGCAAGCAAGATTAAATTATTAAGAGATCATGACATTGCTCAACCTGTTGGGCGCATGACTCAAGTTACTGAAACCGCACAAGGTTTAGAAGCCACATTTAAGTTGGGTTCATCAACTCGCGCACAAGATACATTGCTAGAAGCATCCGAAGGACTAAAAGACGGATTGAGCATTGGCGCGAAGTTAGATCAATGGAGTGAGAAGGATGGCGTGATCTATGTATCAGCAGCCACAATAAAAGAGGTTTCCGTAGTTACTGAACCAGCATTTTCAGAGGCGCGGATCGCTCTAGTTGCGAGTGCAACAGAGCCAGAACAAGAAAAGGAAATACTAATGGCCGAAACAAATCCAGTAGCCGAAACGGAAGTTTCGGTTGAAGCCGCAGAAGTAAAGGCAGCAGCCTCAACTCCTGCAACTCAGGTATTTACTGCTCCACGCGTTAACACAAATGTAACTGCCGGACAGTACGCAATGGCACAAATTAAAGCATCACAAGGCGATGCAGATTCACGCGATCTAGTTGCAGCATTACAGATCGCAACAGTTACAGAAAACACAGGAATGGTTCCACCTAACTATCTAAAAGATGTTATTGGTGTTATTGATTCACAACGCCCATTTATTGATTCAATCGAACGCGCTCCACTTCCAGCAAGCGGAATGAAAGTCTTTACACCAAAACTTGGTACTCAGGCAACTGTTGCACTAACTGCTGAAGGTGCAGAGTTTTCATCAACTGACACTACAGTAACTTTCCAAGAGGATTCAATCGTCAAATTTGCAGGAGCCGGCGTAATCAATGTTGAACTTCTAGATCGTTCAGATCCGTCATTCTTGGATCTATATTTAAGAGAACTTGCTGCATCTTACGCACAAAAGACTGATGCCTACGCATCAAACATTGCTGCACAAAACTCATCAGGTTCAACCGGATCAACAATTTACAAAGCAATTGCAGATGGTATTGCAGATGCTTACGGAGTCATGAAGCGCACACCAAATAACCTTTTGGTTTCAAATGGTGGCGGTTCTGGAGATATTGATTTCTCAGGACTTCTTGGTGCGGTTGACACAACTGGTCGCCCAATTTTTGCGGCAGCGGCTCCACAAAATGCGAATGGATTGGTTTCACAAGGTTCAACTGTTGGTACAGTTGCAGGATTGAATCTTGTTGTAGATCCTTACTACACAGGCAACGATGCAGGTGTTAAGTACGGTTTGGTTTACCCAACCGAAGCAATGCGATTCCATGAGTCCGGTACTCTTGAGATTCGCGCGAACATTGTTGCTAATGGTCGCATTGAAGTTGGTGTTTATGGTTATGTATGTGTTGTTAACCGTTACCCAACTGCATTCCGTTACCTCACAGTAGCGTAATAACAAACTAGATCGGGAGCCTTCCGGTTCGCCCCTTCCGAATGAGAAGGCTCCCACCCTAAAGGAGTAAAAATGGCATTTGTTACAGTAGCCGAACTGAGAACTACACTCGGAATTGGTGCGTTGTACACGGATGCCGTATTGCAACAAATTTGCGATAGTTCTAATTTAATTATTGATGAATACTTAGCAAAAAACAATGCTTATGTAGATGAACAACAATTATTAAGCAAAACAGTAACCCTTTACACAGCCGACATCAATCCGTTTGTGGTTGGACAGGTTGTTACCATTAGCGGTTGCGGAGCCACATTTAATGGATCTAAAACAATCACTGCTGCCGATTCTTATTCAATTAGTTATGTTTTAACTGGCACTCCTGCAGATCAAGCCCGTCATCTTGTTGCCCCATATGGCACTATCACTGGCACTGTACACATTGACTACGAAAACATTGCACCAATTAGTGAAGCCGCCATGAGCATTGCAGTAGATATTTTCCAAAGCCGTCAAGCCCCTAGTGGCGGGATGACTGGCATTGATTTTCAACCAGCCCCATATAAAATGGGCGTGTCGCTCTTGAGCCGTGTAAAAGGGCTCATTAGTCCGTGGATGTCCACTTCTGGAATGGTCGGATAATGTCTTGGGCAACCTTAAGAACATCTGTAGCATCTGCCGTTGCAGATGTAACCCTATTTCAAACTTTTAGTTATCCACCTAACGCGCCTATCCCTAACTCGGTAATAGTGTCTTGGGATGATCCCATGATTGAACTTGTAAACAATCAGACATCCCTCAGTTGTTATGCCAATCTAAAACTTACTTTTACAGTTCCAGCCCTAGACAATCAGGGCAACCTTGCCGGAATTGAATCAATCATCCAGAGCGCAATTACTAAGTTAAAGACCAACTTGGTAGGCGTTACAATTAGAACTGTATCTGCTCCACAAATTTTCTCATTGCCAAGTGGGGATCTAATGAGTGCAGATGTCAGTTTACAAGTCATTACTACTTTTGGGAGTTAATATGGAATACAAAGCACTAGAAGATTTCGCTATTATTGGAAGCGGTTTCAGTAAAGGCGAAGTAATAAAAGCAGAAGCATTAGCAAATGCGGATATCGAAGCATTGATCGCCAATGGCTTCATTGAACTAACCACTAAAAAAGTAAAGGATAAAGAATAATGGCAACATTTTTAGGTAACGGAGTTCAGTTATCCGTAGCAACCGTAGATTTAAGTTCGTATGTAAAAAGCGTAACTCTTAATCAAACCTTTGACACCATCGATGTATCGGCAATGGGCGCAACTGGACATTCTCAAATCGCTGGACTTGAGAACTCAAGCGTTACCATTGAATTTATGGCAGATTTTGCTACATCAAAAGTAAACCAGACCATTAATGGATCAGGTGCAGGTAATGGTTCAGTCGGCGGTACAGTTGCACTTAAGGTTGTACCTGCTGCCGGATCAGTAAGCGCATCTAATCCACTTTACACTGCAACATGTTTAGTTATCGAATGGCCTCAAGTTTACAATGTAACCGAACTTGCAACCATTTCTGTAACATGGCCGGTTAATGGTGGAATTACAAAAGCAATTACCGGAACATTTGCGTAATAAACTAAAGAAGGGTTAACGATGAAACTCAAGGTAACACTAGAGGATGGTTCAAGCGGTTCTTATCAGATCACACCTAAGATTGAGGTGGAATTTGAGAAGTTTGTAGGCGGTGGTTTTGCTCAGACCCTTAGGGAGCAAGAGCGCCAAGAACATGTGTACTACTTGGCTTGGTTATGTCTAAAGAACAATGGACAAACTGTTAAACCATTTATAGATGGCTTTCTAGATACCTTGAGTCTTGTCGAGTTGGAGTTAGACGACCCAAATGGCTAACGCGGGAATCTCGGACTTATGAAGTCGCTGCTCTCGCAATAGCAACAAACTCATCGCCTAATGAGATTATGGCGTTGGATCATTGGATGTACAAGGCACTTAAAGCGGTACTAGAGGAAAGGCACAGGGCAAACAAAAATGCAACCCGAAGTGCTAAAACTATTAGGCGTTAAAGACCTTGAAACAGCGTTAAAAGAGTTTGATGAAACCAGCAAAAAAGCAATGGATAAATCAATCAATAAGGCTGCAGAAACAATTAGAGTACATGCAAGAACTTACATTAAAGATGACAGTATTCCTGGACTAAGCCGTTGGAAAGATGCTGCAAGATTTACCGTTAGAACTCAAAATCAAAGTGCTAACAATGTGCGTACATTTCCGCGTTACGATGTTTCATCAATGAAGGCTGGATTAAAGACAAAGAAACAACGCGGCAAGTATTCCAATACCAAAGGTTTTTCAACAGCGGTTGCAGTCGAACAGATGTCGCCCGCTGGTAACATTTATGAAAAAGGTGGCATTGTTGCTGGTAATGGCGCTCGCAAAAATAACAGCCTAAACCCTTTTGCGCCATATCAATTTAAGTTAAAATTGCAAAGTTTTTATTTCATTACTAAAGGTCGCGGTAGAGCGTTGATTCGTGCAGGTCGTGAAGATGCTGGTAAGGCTAATTCTATGATCTCACGCGCTCAATTTGCGGCTGAGTTAAGTTTGCAAAATAAATTTAATCGGGAAGCGGCTAAAAATGGCTAGATTTGTAATCAGTGGTTTATGGAAAGATAAAGCCGTTAAGGATGCTACAAAGAGCATTAAAGGTTTAGAAAAAACTACAGATTTTTTCTCTAGAAGTAGTCGTAAGTATTGGTTGGCTGCCACTGCTGCTGCTGGTTTTTACGCTAAGAAACTTGCCAAGGATTCAGTACAAGCCGCGCTTTCCGATGCTAAGAGCCAACGAGTTTTAGCACAAACATTAGGTAATGTTGTCAATGCCAATGAAGCGGCAACAATCTCAGCAGAAGCATCTATTCAAAAATTAAGTAAACAATATGGCATAGTTGATGATGATTTAAGACCGGCATTATCTTCATTAGTCTTAAACCTTAAAGATGTTACTAAGGCTACTAACGCACTTGATTTAGCAGTTCAAATTAGCACTGCAACAGGTGCAGAATTATCCCAAGTAACCAGTGCGTTAAGCCGAGCCTACACAGGCAATTTAACCTCATTAGGAAAATTAAGATTAGGGCTTACTAAAGCGGAATTAAAATCGGGTGATTTAGATAAGATCATGTCTAAGTTACGCAAGACTTTTGGCGGTTTCGCCAAGGCAGAAATGAACACTGTAGAAGGTAAGTTCAAACTAATTACAGTTGCAGCCGGTGAAGCCGAGGAAGTAATTGGCACGGCATTAGTAGAGGCATTTATTAGGGCTATTGATGCCGGTAATGGCATCGATGATATTGGCAAAAAGATAGAACAATTATCTTACAAAACAGCCGATCTCATTACAGGTTTAACTACACCCGTTGGTGTCAAAAACAAAAACAGTTTACTTGGAGAAATGTTTTCTGGATTTACCCAATTACGCAAACCTGTAGATTATATTGTTAATAGAATTATTGCTATTGGCACTGAACAAAGAAAATCAGCAGCCATAACACTTGCTGCAAGTAAAATGCGAATATCAGCAGCCAATGTCGAAGCCCTTGCAAAAAAGAAACTTGCCGGTATTACTGATGCTAAACCTGATGATCGTACTGAGTTACAGCGTATAGCCGATGCCGCGGCTGCTAAGGCTGGATTTAAAGTAGCCGAGGATCTAGACTCATTAAATAAGATTGCGGCTGCTAATCGCTTAGCCGAAAATAGAACATATCAATTTGAATACATTGATTCATTGCAGAGTCAAGTTGCCGAGTTCGCTAAGTCTGAAGCCGCTAAAGTTGCATTAGCCCGTAAAGGTATTGCTGAAATTGAAGCAATGCTAACTACACTTGGCACAAAAGCCAGCAATGGATTTGACATCAATTTTTACATGAAAGTATTTGGAGCCGGTCAAGGTGGTAATCAAACACCTACAGGCGGTGGCGGTGGCGGTGCCGGTGCATCTGCACCAATCAGTTCTATTCAAGATGTTATCAATGCTGAAATGACTATCGATCGCCCATTTATGCCCGGAGATACAGGCTATACCGGAACTGCTGGACAAACTGTTAACAATTACAATGTTAGTGTTACTGCACAAGGTTCTATTTTAGCCGAACAGGAATTAGAAAACTTGTTACTTCAAGGCATTCAACGCGTTCAATTTTTAGGAGCCAATCCAATCCTGACTAATGGTGGCAGGTAATGGCATTAGCACCAACGCTAGTTGCCACAATTGTACTAAGTAACGGGGCATCCTTCGCGCCGCCGTTTCAGATAGGCAACCCTTTAACACCATTGGGTGTGGGTGTGTTGGCTGATTCAGCAAGTTTTCAATCTATTGATGTTTCAACACAAGTATTAAGAGCATCGATTCGCAGGGCTTACAATCGTTTAAGTGATTCATTTCAAGGTGGTAGAGCAGCAATAGTTATCGCCGATCAAAATGGTGATTTCAACCCAAGCAATACATCTAGTCCGTATTATCCAAATGTGTTACCGATGCGTAAGATCCAATTGAGTGCAACTTACAATGGAATCAGTTATTATCTTGGAAGTTTTTACATTCAAGCGTGGAAGTACACATCTCCTAAAGATGGCGAAATTGGTTATGTTTCATTAGATTGCGTTGACGGATTTCAGTTACTTAATCTAACTTCGGTTGGAACAATTGCCGATAGTGGCGTGCAACTCAGTGGAACCAGAATAAATAAGATTCTCGATGCTGCAGCATTTCCAGCATCCATGCGTAACATTGATGCCGGAGATAGTTCAATGCAAGCCGATCCTGCTACAGCCAACCGATCAGCCCTAAGCGCATGTCAACTTATAGAGCAATCTGAACTTGGCGCATTTTATTTTGACCAATTTGGATTTGCTAGATTTATTTCACGAAGCAATAGTGTTAAAGCCCAAGCAGCCGTTGCAACTAAATTTGCAGATGACGGCAGTGGTATCACTTATGACCAAGTTACATACGATTTTAGCGATACAGGTTTAATCAACTCAGCAGTAATTACACGCAATGGTGGAAGTGCTCAGTCAGACAGCGATGCCACATCCATTGCTAACTACTTCCAACATAACCGAACCCGTACCGGCTTAATGATGACTACAGATGCAGAAGCCTTATCAATGGCTCAATCGATCGTTGCAAGCCGAGCAGATACAGCAATTAGAGTTGAGTCAGTTACTATTAATACCGGCGATCCAACTGATCCAGCCCGTGTTGTTGCAGGACTAGAGTTAGATTATTTTGATCCGATAACCGTTCAACAGACTCAAGCCGGTGGATCATCTATTTCAAACACCTTGGTTATTCAAGGGGTAAGTTACGACATATCACCAAACAAATGGACAACGACCTTTATTGTGGCTGATCCTTACGCAACAGGATTTGTCATCGGATCGGCTACAATGGGAGTCTTAGGTTCATCCTATTTAGGATATTAGAAAGAGGTAATCACCATCGCTACCGGATTCCCGTTCTCCACTGGAGATATTTTGTCTGCAGCAGCAGCAAATGGCTTGGTAAATTTCACTTTGAATTCTCAGAGTGGGGCTTCCTATACTCTTGCAAGCACTGACCAATATCAAGTTCTAGTTGTTACCACTAACGCATCTACTAAAACAGTAAGTATTCCAACAGATGCAACCTACGCATTTCCAAACGGCACTGCAATAACTATTCTTAATACCGGTGCAGGATTGCTTACCGTAAATGCAGTTACTAGTGGTACAACTACCGTAACAAGTGCAGGAGCAGTTAGCGCGAGCCCTACAGTGGCACAATACAAAACTTGTGTGGCAATAAAAACTGCAACAAATGCTTGGACAGTTGTTGGAGCAGTTGCATAATGATTGGTAATATCGCAGCAGGTGCAATGGATGTTAAAAAGCCAATTGTTGCACCATCAACCGTAAATCTTGTTTTAGTTGCAGGTGGCGGTGGTGGTGGTGGCAATAACGGCGGCGGTGCGGGTGCAGGTGGATTGCTTTACACAGCCTCTAAATCTGTGAGTGTTGGTTCACCTTTAACGATTACCATTGGCGGTGGCGGTACGGCTGGAAGTAGCGGCGGTACAGCCGGAGGCAACGGCACAGCCACAACTTGCACGGGTTCAACCAGCCCAACAGGCGGCGGCGGTGGAGGCGGCGGTGCAGACCCTAACGGTAAAAATGGTGGTTCCGGCGGTGGAGTTAGATTAAATAGCACAGGAACAGCCGGTACTGGAATTAGTGGACAAGGTAACAACGGCGGTGTTGCAGGAAGCGCCCCTCGCGGTGCTGGTGGAGGCGGCGGTGCTGGTGCTGTTGGCGGTAACGGCGACGCGTCATATAACGGCGGTGTAGGTGGGGTCGGTTTACAATATGACTCTGTTTTTTATGCAGGCGGCGGTGGCGGTTCGGGATTGACAGACGCTTCAAGCGGTGCAGGTGGTAACGGCGGCGGTGGCGCAGGTAAAGGTAACGTTGGAGTCGCTGGGATTGCTGGAACAGTTAACACAGGCGGTGGCGGTGGCGGCGGTGGAGATACTGCAGCCGGAGGAGCGGGAGGTAAAGGTGTCGCGGTTATCTATTACGCCGATACTTTTGCAAGTGCAGCAAGTACCACAGGTAGCCCTACCTTCACAAATACTGGCGGGATTAAAAAATATGTATTTACCGGAGATGGGAGCATAACTTTCTAATGGCCTATTTTGCTAAGTTACAAAATCAAATTGTGATCGAAGTGCACTCAGTAGCAAATGAAGCCTTAGATCCTGAGAATGAGGAAAGTTCAGGGATTGCATTCTTAACAGATTTGCTTGGTTATGATGATTGGAAGCAAACCAGTTTTAATGGTCGGATTAGATATAACTACGCGGGCATTGGCTATGTTTACGATTCAATAAGAGATGCATTTATCCCGCCAAAGTGCCACGATGAAGCAACCATTAATGAATTAACCTGCCAATGGGATTGCAGCAATGCCGAACACCAAAAGGAATCATTAAATGACTAAGATCGTTACTAAACCTTGGTTATGTGAAGCCGGTAAAACTCTTATGTGGCAGATCAACCGTACCTATGCAACACGCGATAAAACATCCGATGGATGGATTGGCGACATTGCCCATCAAGCCCGTAAATCTGACCACAATCCAGATGCAACATGCGAAAATGTTGTTAGAGCAGTTGATATTGATGCAGACCTAGAAAAGGGCAACAAAAACAAATCTTGGGAACTAGCAGATGAATTGCGTTTAGCCGCCAAAAAGGGTGAGAAGCGCATTGGTTACATCATTCACCAAGGCAAAATAGCAAGTCCTAGATTATTGTGGAAGTGGCGCAATTACTCAGGTGGCAACCCGCACCATCATCATATTCACATAAGTTTTACTAAAGCGGGCGACCATGATCCCATCGTCTTTAAGATTGCGAGCCTATAAATGAAAATATCATCTAAACAAATCCTTATGGCTATCACAGGCTTTTTGGTTACATGGCAAGCCACTAACTTTGACCTAGACTATCGCGCTATGTTGTCATCATTCATTGCATCCGGCTTAGCAGGAGCAGCACCTAAGCAACCTGTCGCATGAGTCCGATGGATTGGGCAGGATTAGCCGTAGCGATGGCAACCCTTATGGGCGTATTTCTATCTGCTCTTAGGTTCTTAATTCTGCACTATCTAAGCGAACTTAAACCCAATTCAGGCTCATCGGTCAAAGACCAAGTTACGCGACTTGAAACACGCGTGGATGAGATCTACCGCATACTTCTCAATAAGTCGCTATCCTAATACCAGAGCGGGGGTTCAAATGTCAGATCAACCTAATGAACCAGACTACATTCTCCTATCTGAGCCCCTAACTCCAATGCTACAAATGGCTCTTGAAGCCGCTAGGTTATTAAAACATTATTGCCGTGCAGGATTTACCCGTAAAGAATCAATGGAATTAGTTTTAAGTCAATTACCTGAGTGGAACTTCCCTAATCCTGAATACATAGAAGAAGATGATGACGATGAATTGTGGGAAGAAGATCCACAAGAGTTAAGTCTAGAGGATGATGACTCAGACGACTAAGACGATAGTTGTCATTTCAGATTTACAAATTCCGTACCATCATAAAAAGGCAGTACAAGCCCTTATTGAGTTTGTTAGGCGCACGAAACCCGATGCCCTAGCATGTGTCGGCGATGAAGCCGATCTTCCAATGGTTAGCAGATGGGAAGATGGAAGCCGTGGAGAATACTCAAATGCATTGCAAAAACATTTAGATGAAACCCATGACATATTGGCTGAGTTTCGCAATGCTCTTGGTGCTAATAAACCATTTTGGTTAGCCCGATCAAATCACACAGATCGACTAGAGCGCTACATTGAACGAAAAGCCCCTGCCGTCAGCGGATTGAGGGGATTTACTTATCCAGACTTAATTGGTGTTGATGAACTCGACATAACATTTAATCAGCATCTAACCGAGATTGCTCCCGATGTATTGCTAGGACATGGCGATGAAGGCAACATGAGCCAAGTGGCAGGGATGACGGCTGCAAAACTCATGGATGTAACCGGCAAAAGCATTGTTTGTGGACATTCACATAGGCAAGGGCTTATATGGGCTTCTAAAGGCTACACAGGGCGCGTAGAGAGCCGTTTTGCCCTCGAGGTAGGTCATCTTATGGAGATGGGCAAGGCGCACTATCTAAAGCCTAGGGGGGCTGCTAACTGGCAGATGGGATTTGGCATCTTAGAAGTAACCGGCAAGACCGTAGTTCCTATTCTTGTACCCATGAAGCCTAATGGCTCATTTTCATGGCACGGAAAACATTATGGTGGAAATGCTTGACATTGCTTGATGCCTGAGTAGATTAATACTTACCAACTACTTGAAGGGGTAGAAAAATGCAAGAATGTCAAAACTGTGAAAGATTGTTTAGGTTCGATTTTACTAAAAATGTAATTGGTCAGGATTTTTGCCCAGAATGCGATAAAAAATTATGGGTTAGTTTCCTGGCTACTATCCATCCACCTAAAGTAGGTGCATAATGGATCAAGCCTTTTACAATGAATTAACTATCGCAATCTTAGGCGTGTGTTTCGGTTGCGCTATGTGGTTACAAGGTTACAAACAAGGCAAAAACATCGGTTATCGGCGTGGTAGGGCTATCGGCTTTGAACGCGGTAGGGCTACACGCAATGATGTCTAAAGACCTTTACGATCAAGCGGCATGTAAAGACATGGACACTGATATGTTTTTTAAAACTGTCTATGAACTCGAAATTGAGGGAATACCAATTAAAACGCTTCGGCGTGTTTGCGCTTCATGCCCAATCAGAATTGAATGTGCTGAGTACGCTTTTCAGCATGAGCAATACGGTACTTGGGGCGCACTTACTCAAGAGGAGAGAATCTTGATCCGCGCTAACAACTGGACAAACAAAAGCCTAGTGCGATTGGGTAATGAGTTGTCGGAGTTAGGCATTAACATCGCTGAAATAATCGCAATGAGCAGAATGAAACCGCAGTTCTATTCATCCGGATTACATAGAGATAGGGGCAATAAAGATGTTTGATTTAAGTCAATATGAGGATGTACAGGCAAGACTTGAACGATACTGGAAGGCGTACCCAAATGGCAGAATCGAAACTAATCTCACGCACCATATTCGACCAGATGGGCGTGTTGAATGGGTTTGTCTATCGTCTATCTATCGAGATCACGGCGACATTCATCCGTTCTCAACTGGATGGGCAACTGAAATTGAAGGAAGTAGTCCGGTCAATAAAACTAACGCAAGTGAAAATTGTGAAACAAGCGCAATCGGTCGTAGCATCGGAAACGGCATGGGAACACCTATTGGGAAACGACCATCCCGTGAAGAAATGGGAAAAGTTGAGCGTGTAAAAGCCGGTCATGAAGTTAAAGGTGATGTATGGGCTGATAAACCTGTAACTGAGGTTGCTGCACTTACTGCATTGTCAACCTTAAACCCTCAAGTAATAGTTGAGGAAGGTAAAGAAACATGCGAACATGGAGTTATGGTTTACAAAACAGGTACAGCCAAAACAACAGGCAAACCATGGGCTCGATGGGATTGCTCATGGGATAACAAAGATTGCTCTAAGTGGGTGAATCTAAAATAATGGGATGGGTAGAAGTATTAAACGCAGATGGTACAAGCGTAGTTCTTGGTGCTGACACACACTCAGGGATGGTCGATATATGCGATATGTGCAACCGACCTTATGACCCGCTAATGTCCAAGCATGAGTTAAAACATGTAGAGTATCTGCATGAGGATACAGTTCTCGCCGACATTACAGTTAATTCTTATGAAGGTGGCACTGAACAGGCTTACATGTGGGTTTGCGATCAATGCCACTCAAGGAATATAAGATGAAAAGTAATAACAAATTTAAGTGCATGGGTTGCAAGGCAGACACAGAACATGTGTTGCAATCAACTCTAACCGATATGCCAGCAGGACTTAGTGAGGCTAGTTGCGAGGTATGTGGATCATGGCGAATAGTCATGACGGACAAAACTCTTGCACAAGCGTTCATGGATACTAAGAAGTTCTAATGTACGATGAATCACTAATCCGTTGGTTCGGTTATTGGTGTTCATATTGTCAAATCTATACTTGGATGGCGCAACTGCTTGATAGTGAAGCGGGGATGGTTAATTGTCGGCGTTGCGCCTACCCATCTCAAAGAAAAGGGGCGTGTTATGACCACGAACAATTCACATCAATTGTCCTCGATGCCATGGGGGATAGATCGGTGTAAAGGTTGCGGATCTTGGATCTGGCAATTAGATGGATGTGTTACATGTTATGTCCTTGAGTTGCATGGGCGTGGCGGCGTACCACAATTTAAGTCAATCGCTTAACATTGACACTCGACCACTACAAGTCTTGAAACTGTAGGCGCGGATGACTAAACGCGTGTCGCCCGTTAGAGGGGCATTTCCCACCTACACCTAGAACAGTCCGAAAGTAGGGAGTTACTTACATGATGATCAACACGAATCGCCTGACATCGTTTAAATTGTACTTAACACATGGCGCGATTTTCCGTGTAGCCGTGTTGTCTTTAATAGTAGTGATCTTATCTATTAGTACAGCAGGTCAGGCTAATGCTCTGACCAACCTACAGGTACAGATGAAGTACCATCTGATGCTTCTATCAAATGATTATCCTGAATATCAATGTTTAGATCAAATAATATATAAAGAATCAAGTTGGATATACCCCAGTAAATCGAATGGTTCCCACCATGGACTCGCACAAATGCGGTCAGAGTGGTATCGATCGCTTAGTTGGCAACAACAACTTAACTACTTTAAGAAGTATGTAAATCATCGCTACGGCGATGGATGTAAAGCATTACAATTCCATAAGAGGAATGGTTGGTTCTAATCAATGTCTGATAAGTACTTAGGTAGTGGCGAGTGGAAGCGTAGGCGATTGCTTGTGCTTAAGGCTGCTAACTATGAATGTACATATTGTGGTCAACCTGCTAACTCAGTAGATCATGTAGTTCCAAGATCAGTAGATAACTCATCAACAGCACATAATCTAGATAACTTAGTTGCATGTTGCATCAAGTGCAATTCATCAAAGGGTGGGCGTTTTTTTAGAGAGCGAGTTCTACCCCCCCTTGCATTCCGAGAATCTCTCTCCATTGTGCATAAATCGCCATTCCAACCCGAAGCGAACTGAATGGAAACCGAACTAGACCGAACATTGCTGGAACCGTTCGATAGGACCTATCTTGGTCAAATGCTCCCCCGAATACACACGCCCATTCTGGATTTACCATCTAGGGGCGATGAAGTAATTGATTTAGCAAATAAAATTGGGATGCCGCTCATGCCGTGGCAAGCGCATGTAATTACTGAGGCAACTAAGTACCATCCAGACACAATGAAGCCCGCGCACAAAACAAACGCGCTATTAATCTCACGGCAATCAGGCAAAACTCATTTATTACGAATGAGGATATTGGCAGGGCTATTTTTGTGGGATGAGAAGTTAATTATTGCCACTGCTCAAAATCGTGATATTGCACTTGAAACATTTAGGCTAGTTGCCAATACAATTGAGGATCATCCATTTTTAAAGGATCAAGTGCGATCAATTAGAGT